AGGGAGGAGATATCTCGGAGAACGGCGTCGAATGGGTCGAGAGGTCCCGCATCGGCACCGATCGAGCCTGATAGCAACGGATCCCCGCCGAGACTCCTGACCGCGTCATGGGGGCCGAGCACCTACGGCCCTCTGATCGCCGAATGGGCGGCTGACAACCTGGGCACGACGTTCTATCCGTGGCAGACCCTCGTCGCCGATCGGCTTCTGGAGCACAACGCGGACGGCGACCTCTGCCACCGGTGGGGACTGACCTCAACGCCACGCCAGCAAGGGAAGACCGTGCTCCTGTCGGCGCTCGTCGGATGGTGGCTCACCGCCGGCCGTCAGATCCGAGGCGGACCCCAGTCGGTGCTCTCCGTCGGTCACGAGCTCCGCCTAGCCGAAGAGATCTACCACGTCCTGGCACCGGTGCTCGTCGAACGGTACGGCGGTAAAGGATACGCGAGCTTCGGCCGTAAAGAGATCCGATGGGACGACGGCACGATCTGGCGGATCTCCTCAGCGACGAAGGCCGCCGGCCACGGCCAGTCGAACGATCTCGTCGTCGTCGACGAGCTCTGGGACGTAGACGCCGACATTCTCCACGCCGGCCTACTGCCGACTCAGCGTGCCCGCCGGTCCCCGCTCGCCGCGTTCTTCTCGACGGCTGGCACCGAGAAGTCGACCGCGATGTTGCGGTACCGCGAACAGGGACTCGACCAGATCGACAAGGGAGAACCAGGCCGCCTGATGTTCGCCGAATGGTCACCGCCGCCGAACGTCGACCTCTCCGACCGGTCCTACTGGATCGCGGCGAACCCGACGATCGGCCACGGGAACCTCACGGTACAAGACCTCGAAGACGAAGCGTCCGGCCCCGATTACGCGAACTTCCTACGCGCCTCGCTAAACCTGTGGATCGCTTCCGACGCCTCCTGGCTCGACCCTGGCGAATGGCAAGCTCTGAAGACCGACGACAGCCCGCCAGAGTGGACCGTCCTCACCGTCGAACAGTCCCGCGACGGCGAACGATTCCTCGGCCTGTTCACCGGCCAAGACGACGCCGGCCGAGTCTGGGCCTCCTCCGCGTTCATCGAGAACAGGGAGGCGGACGCCTGGACACGGATCCGCGAGCTCCTACCGGCCGGAGGGATACTTGCGATAACGCCAGGCCTCGACATCCATTGTCCGCCCGAATACGCCGACCGGAAGACCACGGTCGGCCACGGCGAGATCCTGAAGTGGACCGCGATCGTGCGGAAGATGATCCGAGACGGCCAGCTCCGCCACCACGGCGAGACTATCCTCGACGAACACGTGAACCGAGCGGTCGGCTACTACCAGAAGGGAGGCGCGATGGGTCTCTCCTCGGAGAAGTCCCCAGGACCGATCGAGCTCGCCCGCTGTCTGGTCTGGGGGACCGCGCTCGCCTCTAAGGCTAAATACTCGACACGGCCCGCCATCGGAGGCGCCCGCAGACGGTAACGCTCTCTCTCGACGGAGATCCTTCCCACGGTACTACATCCGTGTAATCTGTGCTCGTGGCACTCTTCCGCACGAAGACGAAGACGCCTACCGTTCGTGTCGAGGCGGCAACCACGGCAGCTGTCTCGTCCGCGACTCTCGCCCTATTGTCGGCCTCCGTCGGGGCTGGCCGCGATAGGGCGATGAGGATCCCGACGATCTCTAGGGCTCGTGATCTTCACGCCGGACTGATCGCGACGACCCCGCTTCGCCATTACCGGCAGGAGTGGAACGGCGAAGAGCTCGAAGGGATTCCGATCGCGCCTGACCAATGGATGCTCCGCCCCGACCGTCGCACTAGCTACGCCCATGTCATGGCCTGGACGTTCGACGATCTGTACTTCTACGGCGCCGCGTACTGGCACATCGACGCCCGCTACGCCTCCGGCTTCCCATCCTCCATGTCATGGATACCGGCGACGACGGTCAACGTCCAGACCCCGCTCGAAGCTGGGAACTATCCGATCGGCGGCATCCAGGAGATAACGGTCTCCGGTCAACGTGTCCCGATCGAGGATGTCGTCATCTTCTACTCGCCGACCTCGCCGCTATTGGAAGCCGGAGCGCGTGCGATCGTGACCGCTGAACGGCTCGAACAGGCGTCTCAACGGTTCTCGACGACACCGACCGCGCTCGGCTACCTCAAACAGACCTCTGGCGAACCGATGACCGGTGACGAGCTGTCGGACCTGGCGGAAGCCTGGACTAGTCTCCGCGAAGAATCCGCGGTGGCCGCGCTGAACCAGTACACCGACTTCGTCGAATCGTCGATGGATCCGTCGAAGCTCCAGCTCGTCGAAGCCCGCCAGCATCAGGCGCTAGAGCTCGCCCGCGTCGCGAACGTGTCCCCCTTCCTGGTCGGCGCCCCGAACTCGTCCGGCTTCACCTACCAGAACGCGGAACAGGCCCGCGCCCAGCTCGCCCAGGACGCGCTCCCATACCTGTCCGCGATCGAAGAGACCTTGTCGTCCGACCAGGTGACCCCACGCGGCCACGTTGTCCGCTTCGACCGGAGCATCTTCGAGGCGACCGCCGGAGTCGAAGGGACCGCGCAGGACGGCGTAAACCCTGAAGCGCAGGCCCGCGAAGTCGCCGAGATCATCCAGAAGATCTACCTCGGCGTCACGAACGGAGTGCTCGACCGAGACGAAGCCCGAGCCATTATTAACCAGGCAGGAGGGAACCTACCGTGAGACTCGACCTATCTCAGCCCATCCATCTCGACGTGGAAGCCGCCGAAGGCGACGAGCCCCGCCGCCTCATCTCCGGCGTCGCCGTCCCGTACGGCGAGAACGCGAACGCCTCCACCGGTCCGGTCCGCTTCGAGAAGGGAGCCCTCGCTACCGACGGCCCCGCCCCGAAGCTCATCCGCGATCACAACCTGTCACACCCCATCGGTATCGTGCTCTCCAGGACTGACACCGACGACGGGATGCTGTTCGTCGCCAGGATCTCCGAGACCGAAGCCGGTGACGAAGCCCTCACTCTCGCGGCTGACGGAGTGCTCGATTCCGTGTCGGTCGGCGTCGAAGTCCAGGACTTCGGCTACGACGGCGATGTGATGGTCGTCAAGGCCGCCCGCTGGCGCGAGCTCTCCCTTGTCCCGTTCGGAGCGTTCGAGGCCGCCAAGATCCACCAGGTCGCCGCAACCGAGGCGGCCGAGGATGCCGTGACCGAATCAACCCCAACCGATCCCGAGGAGGATCCAACAATGGAAGACCAGACCACCGAGGTCGAGGCCGCCCCGGCGGTCGAGGCCCAGACCCAGCCGCTGACGTTCACCGCGTCGGCGTCACTCCCGTCGGCAGGCGAGTACGTCGCCGCGATGCTGAAGGGGAACCCGATCAAGATCCAGGCCGCGACCGGCGACACCGCCGACGTTCCTGGCCTCATCCCGAACCCGCTCGTCGGCGAGATCTTCGACACGTTGACCGGCGTCCGCCCGATCTTCTCGGCTCTCGGCCCGCGTGCCATGCCCGCCGGCGATCCGTTCTACGCCCGCAAGGTCACCCAGCACACCGCCGTCGGTGTCCAGGCCGCCGAGCACGACACGCTCTCCAGCCAGGCCTACACCGTCGCGAAGGTCCAGGTCGACAAGGTCACGTTCGGTGGATACCTCGACCTGTCCGAGCAGGAGATCTTGTACTCGGACGCGAACGCGATCCAGCTTGTGATCGACGATATGTCGAGAGTGTATGGGGAGCAGACCGAGCGCTGGGTCGGCGATTCCGTGCTGTTCTCGAACGCTTCGGCCGCCACCCAGCAGGTCACGTCATGGACGGACGGCGACGAGGTCGTTACCGACCTGTACGCCGCCGCCGCCGAGATCTACGCGAACTTCGGCCGGATGCCTACCCACCTCATCGTGAAGAGCTCCGTCTGGGCTCAGATCGGCGCCGCGAAGGACTCCGGCGGTAACCGAATCTTCCCGTACCTGTCGCCGTCGAACGCGGCAGGTACGCTGAACGGCGCGACCGCGCTCTCCGGTAACCCGCTCGGCCTCCAGCTGATCGTCTCCGACGACTGGGATCTGACCGCCGGCACCTCGAACGCGATGATGCTCTCCGCGACCGCGCTGAACATCTTCGAGGACAACCGTGGAGCTCTTCGCGTGGAACAGCCCGCGTCGCTCTCGACCCGCCTGGCGTTCCGTGGCTACGTCGCGGCCGCGAACTACGACATCTCGAACGGATGTCTCATCGTCTGACCATCCCCCGTCAGTAGATACCGCTCTCCCGTCACGATATGGCTTCGATTACCTCCGTCTCCTGTACCGACGACATTGTCTCGCTCACGCTGGACGATGCGACCGGTCTCGTGGCGGGAGAGCGCGTCTACATCTTCGGCACCGGCTACCACAAGCTCGACGGCGGACATCGGCTCGATACCGTCGAGTTGACGACCGAGGTCGTCACGTACGCGGTACATAACCAGGACGACCTCGCCGCGTTCACACCGGCGTCCGCGACTCTGGTCTCGCAGGTGACATGGATCGACACGGACGATGTCGCCGAGTTCATCGGTGAGACACCGACCGGCGCCGACCTGACCTGGCTCGAATCGTGTACGGCGGCCGCTAATGAGTTCGCCTATCATCGGCGCGAAGCCGCCGGATACGAAGACAACCCCACGGTTGTCCCTCACGCATCGGTCAGGCTTGGAACCATGCTGTACGCCGGAGCGCTGTACCGTGAACGCGGTTCCGTGGACTCCTACCAGAGCTTCCAGGATCTCGCGATCTCGGCACCTATCGGCTCGATGGGTCAGATAATGCGGCTCCTCGGCATCGGACGAATGGCGATCGGCTAATGCTCGCCACCGAATACGACAACCTCTGTGCCGAGCTCTCATCGTTCGGCCTGAAGGTGTTCTCGAACATCCAGGCGCTACGACCTGACGGCGTCGTCGTCGACCCTCCACAGATCGTGTCGATGTCACCGGCCGTCGTCGAATGCCAGTACCGGATCTCGTGCGTCACCTCGCCTCCAGGCGACTACCGCGCCGTAAAGGCCCTCCTAGAGATGGCCGACACGATCCTGGAGAACCTGACGATCGCCTCACGGATGACCGCGAGCGACGGCGTGTACGCCGTAGGGAATCAAGACCTCCCGACCTACCAGATCACCGCCACCATCAACTACCGAAGGAGTAGCTAGCTATGGCAACCGTACAAACAGGTAGAAGCCTGACCGTCTCGATCGCGTCGACCGACTACAGCGCGCAGGTCGCTGAAGTGTCGCTCGTCCCGAATGAGACCGTTGAGCAATACATCACGCTGACCGACACGACCGCTGTCAAACAGCCGACCACGTTCCAGCTCCAGCTCCGCGCCTTCCAGGACTGGGGCGAGGCCGGATCGTTCTGTGATGCGATGTGGACCGCCGCCGCTACCGGCTCGGCGATCGCGTTCCAGCTCGGCGTGGCCGGCTCCGGCACGTTCTCAGGGAACATCATTCCGGCCTATCCGACCGCTGGCGGCCCCGCCGACTCAGCCCTCGAGGTCGAGTTCACGTTCGAGGTGTCTGGCGACATCACGAAGGCCTGATAGGAGTCTGCCGTGGATCTATCTCTAGAAGTCCGAATGACGACCGGTGAGACCTACACGGTCACCACCGATCCTCTGTCGATCGTATGGTGGGAACGGATGCGGAAGACGAAGATCTCCGCGCTCGCCGACGGATCAGCCGGAGCGGAAGATCTGTTCGCTCTCGCCTACTGTGCGAGTAAGCGAACCGATCGGAAGGTTCCGCCGAGCTTCGATGACTGGCTGGCGATGCTGGACAACGTCGAACCGCTCGGAGATGACACGCCGGACCCTACCCACGCGGAAGCCTCGGACGAATAGTCGCCGAGGTCTCCGCAGAGACTGGGATAGATCCACGCGCACTCCTGGACGACTCGGCGATGCTCCTCACCATCGTCGACGTACTACAAGAGCGAGCACGGGAAGCTAGGCGACGCAAGTGAGCCGACTCAAAGTCGAGATCGACGAAGGACAACTCAACTTCGATGTCGGCGTGTTCTTGCGTGACCTCCGTCGCATCGACCCTGATCTCCGCCGCGAAGTACCGGACAAGATCAAGAACACCGCCGGAGCCCAGGGACTACTCGCCGACGTAAAGGCCCGCCAACCGTTACAACCGACGACCGGCTGGCATGTCGGGCCGTCCCGTAAGACCGGCCGAGGCCGTCTGAACTGGTCGACCGGCAAGATCCGCCAACAGATAACGCTCCAGTTCCGAGGGACACGGCCACGCGGCGCGCCGGTCGGTTCCTGGCCGGTGCTCCGTGTCCGCTCCGCTAACGCCGCTCAGAACATCTTCGAGCTCGCCGGAGCCCGAGGCGACTACAAGCCACCGAAGGCACGCGGCCAGGCCCTCGCCCAATACCTGAAGCTCTACCACGGGAAGCCCGCGAGCCGTACCGTATGGCCCGCCGTCGAGCGTTGGGCACGTTCGATCGAAGACGAGATCGAAGACATCTTCGACGACTACGCTAAGACCGTGAACCGGCGACAGAAGGCCCGCTGACATGGCAGTCGTCGCCCCCATCGTCTCGACGTGGGACAACACCGGTGTCCGCAAGGCCACCCGATCCTTCGGCCGGCTCTCAGACGCCGCTAAGACCTCATTCGGGAAGATCGGCGACTACGCGAAGACCGCCGCGAAGCTCGTCGCCGGCATCGGTGTCGCTGGTGCGGTCGGCGCCTACAAGGCGGTCGATGCCGCCTCCGACCTCGAAGAGACCATGTCGAAGGTGGGGACGATCTTCGGTGACGTATCCGACGACGTGATCGACTTCTCGAAGACCGCCGCCGGAGCTCTCGGCCTGTCCCAGACGGACGCGCTGAACGCGGCCGCAGACTTCGCGACGTTCGGCAAGGCCGCCGGCCTCGTCGGCGACGACCTGACAGACTTCTCGACCGGTCTCGTCGGCCTCGCCTCCGATCTAAATAGCTTCTACAACGCCGAAGATGCCGCAGAGGCGATCGGCGCCGCATTACGCGGAGAATCGGAACCGCTTCGCCGCTTCGGTGTCCTCCTCAACGACGCCGTCCTTAAGGAAGAGGCGCTAGCTCTCGGCATCTACGACGGGACCGGTGCGCTCACCGCCCAGCAGAAGGTGCTCGCCGCTCAGGCCGCGATCTGGAAGCAGACCGGCGACGCACAAGGCGACTTCGCCCGCACCTCGGACGGCCTCGCCAATAAACAACGGATCTTGCGGGCACGCCTCGCGAACGTCGTCGCCGAGATCGGCCGCAAGCTTCTACCGGTCGCGCTCAGCCTGGCGACGTTCTTCGACGAGAAGGTTCTTCCCGTCGTCGAGAAGCTATCCGCCGCGTTCGCCGAGGACGGTCTCGCCGGTGTGCTCCGAACCGTAAAGGATCTGATCGTCGGCCAGGTCGGCCCCGCGACTGAAGCCGCTCAGGGATTCTTCGCGACGCTGGTCGACTTCCTACGAGACACGGTCCTTCCGTGGATGTTGGAACGCCTCGCCGCGCTCGGCCAGGCACTCGTCGACTGGATCGGCCCCAGGATCGAACCGGCGCTCCGTCAGCTCCTCGAATGGGCTCAGGCCCTCGGCGGCTGGCTGATCGACACAGGCCTCCCATTCATCGGCGACAAACTCCAGGAGCTCGGCCAGGCACTCGTCGACTGGATCGGCCCCAGAATCCGGCCCGCCTTGTCCGCGCTCGGCGACCTGATCGCCAGGCTCGCGAACTGGATCCTCGACGAAGGCCTCCCCATGCTCGTCGACAAGCTCATCGCGCTCGGCGACGCTCTCGTCGCCTGGATCAAGCCGCGCATCGCGCCGGCTCTCGAAGCGCTCGGCGTGTTCCTCGTCAAGATCCTCGACTGGATCCTGACCGTCGCGTTCCCGAAGCTCGCCGAACAGGCCTACCGGCTCGGCGTCGCGCTCCTGTCATGGCTGATCGACCTCGCACCGAACGCGATCGTCGGCCTCGTGAAGTTCCTCGACGCTCTCGGCGACTGGATCCGTAACGACGCGATCCCGACCGTCCTCGGATGGGGCCTCGACCTCGGCCGGAAGATCATCCAGGGAATCGTCGACGGCATCCGATCGGCCGCATCTAAGGTCGGCGATGCCCTAAAGTCGATCCCAGGAGTCGGAGCCGCCGGATCATTCCTCGGCGCCATAACACCGTTCGCGTCAGGCGGCATCGTCACCGGCCCCACCCTCGGACTCGTCGGAGAAGCCGGACCCGAAGCGATCATCCCGCTGTCACAGCTCGACCGGTACGGAGGCGGCAAGGGGAACACCTACAACATCACCGTCAACGGCGCGGTCGATCCGGTGTCCACCGCTAAACAGATCCGCCAGATCCTCCAACGCGACCAGTCCCGACTCGGCCTCGCCTCCGCCGTCTAATGGACACCGGCGTCGCCGTCACCATCGCCGGCACCGACTACAGCTCCTCGGCGCTGAACGCGATCACGATCCAGGTCGGCCGAGACAATGTCGACGCGATCATCCAACCGCACGCCGCCACGGTAGAGCTCGTCCACCGCGACAACCCAGCGGTCGACCCGAACGACTTCGAGATCGGCCAGATCGTCCAGGTCACCGTCGACAAACAGGCGACCGCCGGCACTCACACTCTGTTTGTCGGTCAGATCACCGACCTGATCGTGAACCGTGACGCGATCCAGCTCGTCGCCGTGTCCGCTCCGATCGTTGACCTCGCCCGCCAACAGATCACCACCACCGGCGCGACGGGAACCGTCCTCGACGTGTTCTCCAGCCTGTACGGCCTGATCTCGTCGCCGTCATATGAACCGGCCGGAGGCTTCTACGCGCTCGACGCAGGCGACGCCGTCACCGTGCCCGCCGGCACCTACACCGCCTCCGATGTCCTCCAGACCGTCGCCCAGTCCGCCGTCGAAGGCCTACTCAACCAGGACGCCGGCTCTAACGTGTTCTTCACAACGTCCGCGGATCGCCGCACCTACGTTGCCGATCTAGAGCTCGAAGACGACGAAGTCCTGATCGACTTCGAGGTGACACGGCGCCGCTCCCAGCTCGTCAACCGTGTCGAGATCGACTACGCGACCGGTACCGAGACCGCATCGGACACGACCTCGATATCGACCTACGGAATCCTCACTAAACAGATCGGGACATACCTCGACTCGTCCACCGTCGCCCAGGATTACGCCGACTTCGAGCTGGCACGCGCCACAGTCCCCGCGTTCTACCTCGACCGAATCACAGTCCCCGCCCATGTCCTCACGGCCGCAGATTACGACGTGCTAATCGAAGCGCCGATCCGCCGGCCTGGCGTAGCGACCGCCTGGCAGGATGTACCGCCGACGCTCGCCTGGGACGACCTCGACGCTGACATGCCCTGGGAGACATTCCAGGTGACCGCGTCCACGGCCGGAGCGTTCCTACTTCGTATCCCTGAGCTGTTCGACGGTCTCCCTCAGGACTACTTCGTCGAAGGCGCGACGTACACGATCACGCGCAACACGGCGACCGTCGACCTGTCGATCTCCGAAGCGACCCTGACACGTCCTGTCCAGCGATGGGTCGACGTACCTGGCTCGATCCTGTGGCAGAATGTCGACACGACCCAGACCTGGACCGACCTCACTAAAGAACAGGTGAACACCTAAATGGGAACCACACCGACCTATTCCTGGCCGTATCCGGAAGCGACCGATCCCGTCGCACAAGGCGCGCAGGACATCGAAGATCTCGCTCTCGCGGTCGAATCCACCGTCTCCGGTCTCGGCGGCGGCGGCAAGATCCTGCAAGTCGTCTCGACGACTAAGACCGACACGTTCACGGCGTCGCTCGGCGCCGGAGCGGATACCGCTATTACCGGCCTGTCGGCGACG